GCGTGCAAACGCCGTTGCGCCCACACATTACGCCATGCGTAGGAGAAGAATGCAGTGGCTTAGACCGGCGGTGGTGAAACACCGCCGGACCTCCTGGCCAGAGGACCGATTCTGTTACGTGTGCAACCGACCAGAGGAGAACCCACAACGCCGAGTGTACATTGCTCCCCAAAAGTGGCGGCACGAAACCTGCCATCCCGGTTCCTACCGATGGCTCAACAGCGACCCCGCCAAAGGATCGCCGCTACGTCATTTGTTCCCGGACGTACAACCCATGGAAGGCAAGCGTGGACGAATTCGGTACGTGCGAGTAAAACAAATCATCAGGAGGCGAACGACATGACCGCCGAGACGTTATATCAGCACTGCGGAGGCATGGTGCGGGAACGGGCGTGGAGTTTTTCCCAGACCACAGGCCTGCCATACCGTGATCTGCTCTCCGAAGGCAATCTCGTATTCTGCCAAGCAATCCAATCGTTCGACCCAAGCCGCGCCTCCTTCGGTACCTGGTTATACCGCCGACTCAATCAGGGGCTGGCCGGGTACAGCAGAAAGGCCCGGTCCGAACCCCCCCTGGTGGAACTGAAGGAGGACCATCTGGTCTCCCGGCGTTGGACCGACAGCGTGGACTTCCGGGTTGACCTGACCAAAACATCAAAACCAATCCGCCACGTCGTCGAAATGCTTTATGACCAGGATGTAGCCAAGAAACTCCGGTTGACCGCACGGCAAGCCAACCAACCCAAACTGGTGCGCGGGGCCATCTACCGCAAACTCCGACGGGAGGGGTGGTCCTGGCCCACTATCTGGCGGACCTTTAATCAAGTCAAAGCACTTGCCTATAATATATAACGGGAGGAGGTCGCCGCGTGATCAAGACAGCCACCATCGAAGAGGATAAACTGGCCATCCGGTTTGACTACCGCCCAGAGCTTGTCCAAGAAATCAAGACCCGCATTCCTGGCCGACGTTGGGATAGCGCCAACAAGCGGTGGACTGCTCCACTATCCCCACAAGCCCTACGTGTGCTCAAAGCCAACGAATTCACCCTGAGTGATGAATTGGAGGCTTGGGGACAGAGCAGACGTTTGGAAAAACAGAGCTGTCGACTCAATCTGCCTGAAGGGCTATATCCCTTCCAAACCCAAGGCGTAGGATTCATCGAGCAGACCAACGGGCGAACATTGATAGCAGACGAGATGGGTTTGGGCAAAACTGTCCAAGCCCTCGCTTGGTTGTACGCCCATCCAGAAATCCGACCCGTGGTTATAGTCCCCCCCGCGACAGTGAAAGTCAGCTGGGAGAGAATGACCCAGACTTGGCTGGGTGTTCGTCCCTGGGTGATGTACGGCAGCCAAACAGAGGGACAAGTAGAAGAGACCATCCGGCACCCAATAATCATAGTGAACTACGATCTACTGCACACAGCAGTAAAATACAAAGACTCGCTTAGTCTATCCCTGGCCGAATACCTGAACCACTATCTCAAACCAAAAGTGGTGATCGTAGATGAGTGCCATTACCTGAGCAATCGCCAAGCCAAACGCACCAAAGCCACGAGCAGACTGGTAAAAGGCGTGCCACACATCATAGCCTTATCAGGCACTCCAATAACTTCTCGGCCTGTCCAATTCTACAACACGTTACACCTTATCCGGCCTGATCTATTCTCATCCTTTTGGCACTACGCACAGCGGTACTGTGGGGCACGGAAAAACCCCTTTGGCTGGGATTTCTCCGGGGCAAGCCACACCGCAGAACTCAACGAAATGCTCACCAACAGCATGATGATCCGCCGCCGCAAGCAGGATGTACTCACAGATTTACCCGATAAGGTCCGGACCGGGATCGTCTTGGACATAGACAATCGCGCCTCCTACGAACGAGCCGCAGAAGACTTTGTAACATGGCTGCACAAACAAGGACTCAAGGAGAAAGCAGAGAAAGCCAAACAAGCCGAAGCCCTTGCTACCGTAGAAGGACTCAAACAACTGGCGGCCAAGGGCAAGCTCGAGAGCGCCTTAGAATGGATAAAGGATTTTTTAGAAGACGGCGACCAAAAGCTCATCGTCTTCACCAACCACATCCAATTCCGCGACGCCGTTTGGGAGCGATTCCAAAGGCAAGCTGTGCGAGCAACCGGCGGGGGCAGTACCCAGCGAGCCGCCGACGCCTTCCAAAATGATCCCAACGTGCGGCTCTTTGTCGGAAACATCGACGCGGCCGGGGTGGGGATCACCCTCACGGCAGCCAGCAACGTGGCCTTCCTCGAACTGCCCTGGACGCCGGGCAAGCTCCAACAGGCCGAGGACCGAGCCCACCGGATTGGCCAAAAGGATTGTGTGAACGTGTACTATCTATTAGCCAAGGATACGATAGACGAGGAAATTGCTGCCTTGCTAGACAGCAAGGCCAAGACACTATCCCAAGTGCTCGACGGAAAGGATGTGGAGAGCGGATCTCTCCTAACAGACCTCATGGAAAGATGTCGTCATGATCATGATAAAGCCGGTGTACCATGCGTCTTGTAAATGACTGGCGCGAACGATACATCCAAGCCGATGCCTATACCTCACACAACAGCAAGTCGGACTTGATCTACCTCATCCACAAATTCGGGAGAGAGACGGGTGGTGGAGAGCCTCCCTCCCGAGTCTGGCTGCGGCGCAAGACCAAGAAACAGTTACGCGGTATCTGGGAAAGCATCAAGCCCTTCCAATTCGGATTACCGCCCTGGGAGGTGGCGGCCTAATGTCCGTCCTAATGTCCGTCCAGAATCTACTCAATGAGCATAGTATCGCCTTCCTAACCGAAGGCAACAAACACTGCGGGCCAGGGTGGATACAGATTCACTGTCCATTCTGCGCCGGCAGCCAAAATTACCACCTGGGGTACAATCTACACAGGGATTACTTCCATTGCTGGCGGTGCGGCTGGCACGCTGCGCAGGATACATGGCCCCTATTGGGTATTCCCGTCGACGAAGTACGCTTGGCCGTGCTCCGTCCCGCCCGAGCCGCACTCGTGTCTGGGCCTGCCGTCCGAGAGCGGGCCAAACACATCCGCTTGCCTGCCGGCTCTGGTCCTCTGCAAAGCATCCACCTAAACTACTTAACAAGACGCGGTTTTGCCAACCCCGATCAGCTTGCCAAACAATGGGGTTTGCGCGGCACTGGACCTATCGGAGAATACAAATTCAGGATCATTGCCCCTATTGACTACAACGGCCGAATGGTCAGTTATCAAGGCCGGGACGTCACAGGCAAATCCCCACTCAGGTACAAAGCCTGCCCGAAGGAAAAAGAACTGATGAACCACAAGCACACCCTGTACGGCATGGACAAGGCCACCCAGGAATCGGTTATAGTAGTAGAAGGAATCGTGGATGTTTGGAAGCTCGGACCTGGGGCCGTGGCAACCTATGGCACTCAATTCACCTGGCAGCAAGTCACCCTGTTGGCCCGGCGGTGGAAGAGGCGATACATTGCTTTCGACGCCGACGCCCAGGGCCAAGCCATGAAATTGGCCAACACGTTGAGTACCCTATCCGGCGAAGTTCACCTAGTCCAGTGGCCTGCACGCTGGAAAGACCCTGGGGACACGCCTGAAATAAAGGCGATTGAGGTTAAGAATCGCCTTATTTTTAAAAGGGAATAAATTTTTCTAATTTTTCGCTTTTATTATTAAATTGGATTTTATAGACTATCGTCAAGGGGCGTCGTGACCAGCGCACACGGCGAAGCCGAGAGGCTCGAAGGGATCTGGGCCTGCTACCAGATCCCCTCCTCAATCCTTTTGCCAAGCAGGAGGCTACCTTGCCAGACCCAGTTTTGAAAGTTCCGATAATGATTCCCCAGAAGATTTTCCAGGATGAAAAACTGCCGCCCATGGCCAAACTGCTACTGGGACATCTGGCCAGAATTGTTGCCGTCAAGGGTCCAAAAAGTAAAGACCTCAGACAGCAAAATTTGGCGGCTGACTTGGGTACAACACAAGCCAGAGTCAGCCAAATTTTGGCTCTGCTGAAAGAGCAGAAATGGGTCGATTTGAGGCACAAAAACGGGGGTAGAAACTGTTCATTTCGAGCTATAAATAAATTAATATTTTTCCCCCCATTATATGATCAGACTAAGAGCTATACGAAGTATAGCGAAGAGTCTGAGCATATCAATTCGCGAAAAACTGAAAAAAAGAATTTTTCAAAACACCCATTTTCCATCGACCCAAACCTGATCCTGTCCCAAGTGCGTCGGAAGCGCACAGCACCCACCCAAATTTCTCCTGCCTACCGGTCCAACCGATGGACCCGCCTGTTCGATCAAATCCAGCAACTCCCAAACTTGCCGAAACACCGGGTCGGGTCCGCGAGTTGGGTCCGGGCCACTGGTTGGCTCAAGCGGCTGATCAAAACCACCGCGTTCTTCCAGGACAAGGATCTACCCAAGGACTGGCTCCAGCAATTTGGCATCCGCCAAAAAGAACTCACCCGCCAGTGGACAGAGGCCGATGTACTGGAGTGCTTCCGCGAAGTGTCACAAACGTACTCCCCAGCATACCTGCCCGAGGACAAGTCCGGCCTGCCGAGGACGATCCCAGACGTTCTGTACAACCCCCGATCACGCAAAAGCCTGTTTCTCAAGATGCACGTTCACGGGGCCAAGTCGCTGGCCAACGCGACCAACGCCCGCCGGATTGGGCAGCTCAACAGGTTGAACGAGGCAGAAGCCGGAGCGGTCAAGCGGCTGACCCGGGTGGTCCGCGAAGCCCAGTCCGTGCCGGGACACCGCATGGTGCTAAGTTTGTCCCAGGACGAGAGCATACGCCTGCACCGCATCGTCAAGGTTCTGCGTCGGCACTACCCCCGCGTCAAGGAGGCGTTCCCCACCGTGTTTCACGGCTTCTGGGATTTTGTCGAGGACTACGGCACGTGGTGGCTGGACCAGTATGGCGGGTGTTGGCCGGGGCTGCACCTGTTAGGCCCTGGGACCAAGGACTGGGGACGATACCTCCACAATCGCGGCTTTAACGACGATGGGGAGGAGTAATGTCCCGCCACGTGGAAGTAGAGAAACCAAACAACGTCATCGAGCGTTTGATCGCCACGGGCATGATCGTGTCCAACCGCTACTTGCGCGAAGTGCAGGCTATCTACTCGCCGGACCTGATGGTGACGCCGTTTGCCAAAACCGTGGCCAAGTGGTGCCTCAAGTACTGGGGTAAGTACAAGGAGGCCCCTGGCAGACACATCCAAGACATCTTTCACAGCAAAACCCGCAACGGTATGGACAAGGCCCAAGCGGAATTGATCGGCGACTTCCTGGAAAGCATCTCCCACGAGTTCGAGCGAACGGACCAATTCAACGCCGAATACCTGCTGACCCAAACCGAGGAGCGATTCAAGGAACGGAGTTTGGTCAACCTGTCCGAGGACGTGAAGGCACTGCTGTCTCAAGGCCGGGTGCAGGACGCCGAAACTTCGCTGACCCAATTCAAGCGGATAGAGCGACCACAGTCCGCTGGCATCAATCCACTGACGGACAAGAAGGCCATCTACGACGCCTTCGAACGCAGGGAAGAGGACGTGCTGTTTGAACTACCGGGGGCACTGGGCCGGTTCCTCGGTCCCATCGAGCGGGATTCACTAATCGGGTTGATCGGCCCGGAGAAGCGGGGGAAGACGTTCTGGTTGATGCAATTCGCTCTTTGGGGAGTACGCGATCGGTGCAACGTGGCCTTGTTTGAAGTGGGTGACATGACCCAGCGGAGCCTGCTTCGCCGCATCCACGCCAACTTGTCCAAAGCGTCAATCTGGTACGAGGGCGAGGTACTGGTGCCCGTCCTAGATTGCGCCTACAATCAAGATGACTCCTGCGCCAAAAAGAAACGGGCATGCGACTTTGGCGTCTTGCGTCGGACCAAATCAGCCGAAGGCAAAATCGAGCGCATGACCTTGGACGAGGCCAAGGGGTACGTACCCTGTTCGTGGTGTGCCAAGGAGGAACCGCAGGACTTCAAAGGGGCTGTTTGGCACAAGCGAGAAACGGTCAAGCGCATCACTTGGCGCGAAGCGTACGACCGGGGTAAAGAGATTGCCCGGCAGAGCGGGAAACAATTGCGGCTGGCCGTGTATCCGAACAAATCTATCAATGTCCAGGGCATCAAAGTCCAGCTGGATCGGTGGGAGCGGGAAAGCAGCTTTATCCCAGACCTAATTGTGATCGACTACGCCGACATCCTCGCCCCGGAGGACGGGCGGAAGGAGTTCCGTCACCAGCAAAACGAAACGTGGCAGGCGCTGCGTGCCTTGTCCCAAGAACGGTCCTGCGCCGTCGTTACCGCAACCCAAGCCGACGCTGCGAGCTACGATCGCGCCAGCCTAAAAGCCAGCAACTTCAGCGAGGACAAGCGCAAGTACGGACACGCCACGATATTTATCACCCTCAACCAAACCGCCCAAGAGAAACGGGACAGTGTAATGCGCCTGGGCAAGATGTTCGTGCGAGAGGACGACTTCGACGTACACCAGCACGTGGCCGTGCTCCAATGCCTGCGGCTAGGACGGCCCTACCTAGGTAGTTACTTGGTCAAAGGAGGCAGCCGTGACGGATGAACTGAAGAAGTTCGCCAGAGGCGTTCAGATGGTTGCCTTCAACACGAACTACTACTTCGGTCCGTGTATCCAATGCGCCATATCAACAAAGTTTCGGTTGAGTATAAACACCACCGAAGAAGAAATCAAAGACGAATTCCTGCTCCAATTGATATGCCAACAGTGCGGCAACACCATTGCTTTCCCACCCAAGGCCTGGCCCTTTCATCCATTGTCCGGTGACTTGGACCCGGAAGAAAAGGATAAAAGTATCGCCCGCCGTCTAGAAAAATACCGTACGATTCGGAATAACTGACTTAGACTTAAATGAAGCTGATTCGAAACGTATAATATATATTTGGAAGGGGAAGCGGCCCGACAACAACCCTCAATCGTGCCACTAGAGACTAGGCTGGTGTGACGCGGGGCATAGGGCCTGCGGCCAAAGTCCTCCAAGGCCGCGGCGAATCCGCTGAGAGACCTTTCAAAAACTGAAAAGGAGAATAGTACACATGGGCGTGAAATTGAAGCTGTTACAGAAATTAGCAAAGGAATTGGACGATGTAATGAAGCTGAAGCCATCTCTAACAGAGGACGACTCCTTGATGGAAAGCAAAAACCTGCTAACCAAGGCCATCAAGGACGTGGCAGAACAGCTTCAACCTAATGACAAAGTCTCGGAGAAATCCAAAGCCATTCTCGCCAAGTTAGGCGTGGGGCCTTGGATTGAAGATGAAGATGACGATGACGAGGAAGAAGCCCCAGCGCCAACCAAATCCACGCCGAAAGACGAAGATGACGACGAAGACGACGAGGAGGAGGAAGAGGGCGACGAAGACGACGAGGAGGAGGAAGAGGGCGACGCTGAAGAAGATGAAGAGGAAGAGGGCGACGCTGAAGAAGATGAAGAGGAAGAGG